CCTGTAGGGCGAGACGCTACAGGCCGTTCGCTGGCGGTTTCCAGCGTATGATCACACCGCCCGTCCCGCGATAGAGGATCTGATGACTGAGAGACAGGACGCCGGAGAAGCCGGCAACACGGAAGCAGAGAGCAAAGCGCCGGAGCCTGTTGCGGCGCCGCCGCCTGGTTTTGATCTCGACGCGAAAGAACTTGAGGCCGCGCGCCTTGAGGCAGCGAAAGAGACGGCCGGCGACGAAGCGCCAAAGGCAGAGCCAACGACGGGTGAAGCGGCAGAAGCCGCAGCTCCCGCCGAACCGCCGGCAAAGCCAACCCCTCCCAAGCCGGGACCCGTTCCTTACGAACGGTTCGCGGAAATGACCGCACGCGCTCGCCGCACGGCCGAGGAAGCGGCGTATCTCAGGGGGAAGTTGGAAGCGCTCGAAACTCGTCTCAACCAGCAGCAGCAACCGCAGAACGAATCCGCTGCGGCGACGCCCTTGCAGCCCATGGATGAGGTGCAGATGATTCGCGCCTCTATCCGTGAGCAGGCGAAAAGGGCTGATCGCGGTGAGATCACGTTCGAGGAACTTGAAGCGTTCCGTGCCGAAGCGGAAGCGAAGATTGACGCGATCCGCGAAGCGCGGCTTGCTGCTCCACGGCCTGGGTTGGCCGACAGCGTGTTTGAGGAGCAACACCTCAACATGCTTTACGAACGGCACCCGTATGCGCGTGCGCTTACTCCCGCGCAAGTGGAGAATCTGACGCGCATTGCCTACATCGAAGCGGCGTCCGAAGGGCGCCCTTACGGTGAGGGGCCGACGGAGACGATTCGCCTCCGTGAACACATTGCCAGGCTGTCCGATACCTACGGACCGCGCTGGAACGTGCCTGCCTCCAAGCCATCAGCGCAACAGTCCCCCAACAAGGCCGGAAAGCCGACCATGACGCCAACCGCAGCAGCGCGAGTGGCGAAAATGGACATGGCTGACCGGCTTCCACCCGACGTTGCTCTGACTGGCCCCGGTGGCGCTGCCAACGACCTGACCGAAGATCGCCTGCTGGCGATGTCGGATGAGGAAGTGGCGGCTCTGCCTGCGGCTACGAAGGAGCGAATCATGGCAAGGAGATAGTGGCATGGCAGCCACCGATTTTGCTGCGCTTAGCGCGGCACAGAAGAAGGTCTGGGCCGCGGAAATCTGGAAGGCTGGGACTGACCAGAACTTCTGGATGAGCAACGGCTTTGTCTCGACAGGCATGAATACGCCGATTCAGCGTGTGACTGACCTGACCGAGACGGAGCGCGGTTCGATCGTCGCCATCCAGCTTGTGTCGGAAATGCAGGAGGATGGCGTGGTCGGTGACAACATGCTCACCGGCAACGAAGAACCGCTGTTCAACGACCTCCAGGAGATCCGCATCGACCTTCTGCGGCACGGCACTCGCAGCAAGGGCCGCATGTCGGAGCAGAAAACCGTCATCGTGTTCCGCCAGACGGCGCGCGAGAAGCTGGGGTTCTGGATTGGGGACAAGCTCGATGAGCTGATGTTCCTGACCGCATCCGGCGTCAGTTACAACTTCCGGCTGGATGGGACGACGCGCCCCGGCACGTCGCAGCTTCCGTCGCTTGCTTTTGCGGCAGATGTGACGGCGCCGAGCTCCGGCCGCGAGTTCTTTGCGGGTGCGGCGACTTCGACTGCGACCCTCACCGCAGCCGACAAGATGACGTGGAACCTTCTCGTGTCGGCCCAGGCCTACGCGAAGCGGAAGCGGATGCGTCCCATTCGGTCCGGCGGCCGCGACTATTACGCGGTCGTCATGTCCACGGAGCAGGCGCGGGATCTCAAGACGGATCCGAACTATCAGACCGTCGTGAGCCGTGCCGGTCCTCGCGGGGACACCAACCCGCTGTTCCGTGGCGCGCTTGCCGTGGTGGATGGGCTGGTGCTATACGATCACCAGAAGGTGCGCACGACGCTTGGCCTTGCCTCGGGCTTCCGGTGGGGCGCTGGCGGGACCATTCACGGCGCGCAGGCGCTGCTGATGGGCGCGCAGGCTCTGGCCTTCGCCACTATCGGGCAGACGATGTTCGAGGAGGCGGAGGTGACGGACTACAGGAACCGTCCTGGTCTCAGCGTCGGCCGCATGATCGGGATGCTCAAGCCGGCCTACAAGTCGATCTACGACAACAACACGCGCCAGGACTTTGGCGTGCTGTCGATCTACACTGCGGCGGGTGCCACGGTGTAACCGCGACGGCGGCGGCGGAGAACCCGCCGCCGCCTCGCACTACGTCAACCTCCAACCGATCTGGCGCTAGGCCAGACAAAGGAGATACAGATGCCCGGTTACGTGATCTACGATATCCAGCTTCAGAACCTCGATGTCGGCGACAGCGAACTTACCGCCGGCGGCGCGGTGATTGTCTGCACGGCAGGCACGCCTCGCAAGGCCACGATTTTCAACGCCGACACGTTTGCGTCGCTGGCAAACCCGCTGATTCCGACGCGCGGCAAGATCCGTTTTGCCACGCTGGACACGGTGGATACCGTGGACATTTACGGCATTGACGGTTCTGGGCGCGCCCTCCGCCGCCTCGGGGTGAAGGCCGGAAAGCCGACGGAGTTCTTCCAGCCGAACCGGCAGGACCATGTGCTCCGGATTCCGTTCGCCATTGAGGACACGGCGGCGAACGTCGAAACGAACACCGGCATTGACTTCCCGGTTCATGCCGTGGTGCTCCCGACGCCGATTGTGCTGGTGACGACGGCCGAAGCCAGCCGCACGCTGAACGTGGGGCTGCTGTCAACTGGAACTGGCGGCAACGCAAGCGGCTTTCTGGATGCGGTGTCGCTGGCCACCGCAGGTCCGGTGCAAGGCACGCACGCCGCCTCGCTCGGCGCTCTGCTGCGTGAAGCGTTTGCCACCACCCCGGCGGTTCGGACGCCGCGACCGCACCTGTTCACCGGCACCAATACGCGCCGCGTCACCTACACTCTCAGCTCGTCCACTGCCAGCGCGCAGGGGTTCATCGACCTGCCGTATCGTCTGCACGCGGCGGCGTAATGTGGCGGCTGTGCCCCCGGTCATCGAAAGGTTGGCCGGGGGCGTTTTCAAACGGTTTCTGAGGAGAGTATGACATGACCGATACAAGCGATCTTTGGGCGGTCTATGATCGCAACGCAGCTCCCGGCTCACCGCGTTATCATCAGGCCCGCGAAAACGGGAAGCTGTATGCGCTCAAGTCTGACGAACCGACGTTCATGCCGGAGGAGGATGCTCGCGTTTTTCTGCGGGACCCGGCGTTTGTCGTGATTTCGTCGCAGAATGTCCGGATTCCCAGCCTGCCGGAGCAGGCAAAGATGAACCAGAGTGGGAGCGGCATTACCCTTGGTCCGGATGAGGTGGTGGCCAATCTGTCGGAGCTGACCTACGAAGCGCTGCTGGCGCGGGCTGGTGCGCGCGGCGGCAGCGAGACGCTTGGGAAGCGTCCGAAGCGTGACGACCTCATTGAGTTTTTGCGGCGTGCGCCTGTCACCAAAGCGGCACCGCCGGAGGAGCGCGGTAGCCCGCCGCTGCCGGATCCCGATCTCGATGAGGATGCGCTTCCCGCCGACGTTGCGGCCAAGATGCTGAATGCGCCCTCTTTGGATGCCGTGCTGGCGGGGCGGTAAGCCGTGCCCAAGCGTCTCACCATCAACGAAATCTGCGAGCGGGCGCTGAGAAAGATCGGCGCCTTTTCGATCCGCGACACGGGCGCGGATGCGGCCGAGATGGCTGAGGCGCGTTACTGGCTCGACATGATTGTGTCGCATGTGTCGTCGCTTCGCCGAGCGTGGTGGCGCGTTCCGAACACGCTTTCCGTCACGCTTACGGGCGGCGTTTCGTCCTACGTTCTTTCTGCCTCGTTGGCCGGCGGGGTGGAAGTGCAGTCAGTCATTTCCGCTTGGCGTGTTGCCATCAGCACAGGCGAACGGGAGCAGATTGCCATTTTGCGGCGGCAGGAGTGGGAGTCACGCGATGGCACCGCGACTGCTGGTCCGCCGGAGTGCTGCTACATCGACCGTAGCCGTGATCCTGTTTTGCGAGTTTGGCCGACTCCTCCAACGCCGCCGTTGCATCGTATTGAACTCGTATTGCAGCCGTTTACGCCTGATTTTCAAGCGCGCGGTCCAACTAACAAAATGGATGAGGTGCGCGAAAACTGGCATCTGTTTCTTGTGACAGCGCTGGCGGCTGAAATCGGAAACGGCCCGGTTCGCAAGTTGCCTGCCGATGAGGTGCGCGAGATGCAGGTGACGGCAAAAGCGCTGCTTTACGATCTTATGGATTACGATTCGCACGAGCAAGCGGACGAACCGAGACTTGTGGCTGTCAACCCGTTTTGAGGTTTTGCCATGACTCTGCGCGTCTATCTCACGGATTTTGCTCTGGCAAACCCACTATATGCGGGTGCGACAGTCGAAGTGTTTGAGGTGAACCAGAACCTCGCAAACACTGGCGTTTATGCTACTGTATATGCAGGCCCTACCGGACCCGCGTTGCGGGCAAATCCGATTACGCTGGATAGTGACGGCAAGTATCCAGGGTTGCATTATGTGGAGAAGCCCGTAATCCAGCGCGTCACGCGCGGGACGGAGCAGCTTGAACTTGGAGTGCATGGTCTAGTGCCGCGTTGGCGCGGCGTATGGACTGGCGCCACGCTTTATTATGTCGGCGAGAGGGTCCGACACCCTACTGATCCAGTTACTTACGTTTGCCGAAGCAGCCATATCAGCGCTAACTTTGCAGCTGATCTTGCGGCCAATCTTTGGCAGCAGGAGTTTGACGCAAACACGATTGCGGATGCCGTGTCAGCTGGTTTGATTGGCGGCATTCTTCCGAACACGCCACAAACGTTTTTGCGTGTTGCTCCTGGCGGCACGGCGATTGAAGGCAGGACCGCAGCGCAGGTGCGCGGCGATCTCAGCGTTTTGACACAAGC